GATCGTCGAGTGTGTTGGGGCCGGCGTTGGCTTCCGACACCTCCACCCGCGGATTATTGTGCAAATAGAGATTGTCGAGCGCCGCGCGCTTGAGCGCCGTCTTCTCCCGCTGCAGCGGCATCACGAGGTCGGCGATCGAGCGGCCGAAGAAGCGATGCGTCATCGGGACCGGCGTCGTGGTCGCAAACGGGATCGTGTCGAACGGCGTGATGCATTCGCGGCTGTCCTTGCGTAGGATCTCGCCCTGATCGCCGCCGGTGATCACCTGATAGAGGCTCGGCCGGCCGTTGCCCTCATAGTCCATTCGCACATAGTGCTCGGTAATGCGAACCAGCCGCGCTGCTGAATTGGGGCTTCCGGAAGTCGTGGCAAGGTGCTCTTCGGTGGTGTCGCGCGCCAGCGTCTCGCGGTCGATATTGCCGGTATAATCACCGAGCGCTTTCACCTGCGCAGCGTCGAACCCTTCCGCAATCAACTGCCCTTCCGTCTTGGTCACCACCTCGTGGAAGCAGTAATTGCAGTCGCGGATGCTGCGCGCACCGCGCTCGATGCCGAACTCTTCCGGCGGCACGCCGAGCACCCTAGCCTGCGCGAACTTTCGCGTGGTGACGATGGTGACATCGTGCATGGCCGGCAAGGCAAGCGGCGCGGGCGCTGCTGGAGACGGCGGTGGAACGGTCATGTTCATTGTGTCTCGTTTTGAAGAAAGGAGAAGGTGGTGATCAGCCCACCACGAACCGACGCTGCACACAGCATCCGGTGCTTAGTCGGTGGGCTCGCGATTGCTGCGCAGGTATTCCTGAAGAAGTGCGACGAGCCCGCCGCCAGGCGGTACATCTGGAGCAAGGATCGATGACGCCTGCTCGCTCCATCATGCCGAGCAGCCCGCCGGACGAGCGGCGCATAAATTCACTCATCGAACTGTCAGGAGGCACGAACTGTGTGGACGGCAGGTCGAACGAAGGCCCGTACGGTGGCGCCCTTGTTATCAGTTGAGGACGAGACGGCGGATCAACCTCGATCGAGGCCGGTATAGTCGAGTCCGGATCATCCGGTATAGTTGGGACCGGATCATACGGACCCCTACCCCGCCGTGCCGGTGGCGGAAGAAATTTCCGCCAATCTTCTGGCGGAGGTGCCCGCAGCTTCTCGGGTTTGTCAACAGAGCGCGCCATGATGCGTCCCTCAAGCTACAACAATATGCAAAAATTCTGGGCGTATGATTTTGGATGATGACCTGCGCGCAACCGGGCTGGATTCTTTTCGGCCAGCTGATGAATTGAATCGTTGTCGCACGGGATCGGCACTAAGGATCGTAGATCACCCTTCCAACACGTGTTCGGGCCGCCATGCCATCAACATCCTCCTGGCTCTGAGGATAAGCCTCGTAGAAGATCTTTGTCTTAAACAAGGTCGAATAGTATCTCGGGTGAATGGTCCACGCGATATTGGGAAAGACTCCGGTCCCCGCGTACAAGTTCCTTACGATTCTTCTTACATACAGACTATCTGGAGGAGAATCGAACGACGGATGGACTCCTCTCTCCTCAAAAAACCGCTCCACTTCAAGCGAGAACCTCACGCCTCTCTCGCCACCAGCTACACACGGCCCACGTTGCACCTTCTTTGGCGTTCCGTCACTGGGCTCGATCACGAACGTGCACAAGGGACTTGTTGAACGCTCCTGAGGATAGTGCCAGGCGACCAGGGCTCCCTTCAGCACATAGCTCTGATGCGATGCGATAAGGAAGAACATCGCGCAGGCTGAAACGCAGTGGTCATGGACGACCACCGTCGCATGACGGTCGCGAACAATGCCCGAAAGCGCCACCGCAATGTCCGGGTCTCCCCCGAAACTCCTGACGACAAAGAGCCCTTCCTTCTTCAAATCCTTTGCTGGCGACACATCGAGATCATCTTTGACGCGACCGTCAAAACAAAGGACCTGCCCATCAGGGCTTAGCGCCATCGGTCGCGATACTTCGCCGCGGCAATACTCCACGGCGCGGTAGTAGCTCTCCCGGTCAAAACCCTGCTCAGCGCGGCTGTGGCTGGAGCAGAGAACGAGCCCCAAAGTGACGACAACAAGAGACCGTATCCTGATCGTTTTCATGGATGTCATCCGAACAATCGACGCGTGTCGCCTAGTTGTGACCTCGGGCGTTGTTGCGCAGGTATTCCTGAATAAGACCGACTAGGCCACCGGGTGGCGGTGCGTCTGGGTTCAGCGGATCGTTGAGGCCGGCTTCGATCAGCAAGCCGGGAAGGCCACCGGGCGCGCTTTGCGGCGCGCTGCGGATGAACGGGATCGGTGACGTAACCGCACTACCAACATCTCCGGCTCCCCGCGTTGCACCCGGGGTGATCAGAGGACCGCCTGGCAATGGACCGGCAGGAACAAATGGTGCCACCAAACCGGCTGCATTGCTGGACGGAAGATAACTCGGTTGATATCGGCCGAAGTTCTGAAGCGCGGAAAAATCCTGTCTCACGACGTCGTTCGCATCTTGCTCATTTGGGCCACCCGGCCACAATGTCTTCGGTAGGGATGGCATCTCCGGTATCTCTGGTATCGCCGGTAGCGATGGCTCCTTTTTATTCAAGGGCGGGGATGGACCCCAGCCATTGCCCAAGGGGTTCGGAGGAAGATCATCCTTGAAGAAGAACCACGGAACGTTCGGATCGAGACTCCGTGGCTCAATAATGGGATTTGCAGAGGTCAAGGGGATTCACGATGCCAAGGGTACGTGCCACGTCGTGCTCCTACGTCGCTCTTTTCTTGTGAAAGAGTGCTCAAGGGTCATAGATCACCCCGATGTCCAGATGCAGCTGGGACAGCATGTTGTCGACCTCCTCCTGGCTTCCCGGATAGGCCTCGTAGATGATCTTGGTCCTGAACAATGTTGGATAGTATCTTGGATGAATCGTCCAAGCAGTGTCGCGATATGCGCCCGTTTCAGCGTACCGATTCCTGATGATTTTTCTTACATAGAAACTGTCAGGAGGCGCTTCGAAGAGTGGACTGACGGCTCTCTCCTTAAAAAAACGTCGTATGTACTCAGGTCCACCTGCACGGAATGTTCCAAATTCGGATGAATCATTTTGACACGGCCCACGTCGCAACTTCTTGGGTCCACCGTCGATGGGCGCCTGCAAGAAAGTGCAAAAGGGACGATTCGCGTCGGTGCTTTGGGGATAGTGCCAGGCGACAAGCGCGCCTTTGAGTACAAAGGTCTGGTGCGACGCGATAGAAAAAAACACTGCGCAAGCAGACAGACAATAGTCATAGACGACAACCGCCGCGCGGCGCTCGCGGATCAGATCCGAAAGAACGATCGCCGGATATCCGTTTCCTCCGGAACTTCGGACTACAAACAGCCCTCCCTCGTTTAGGCTCCTTGCTAACGAGACTTCCATATCTTTCACAATAGCGCCGTCAAAGCACAGGACCTGCCCGTCAGGACTTAGCGCCATCGGCCGCGCTACGCCGCCACGGCAATACTCCACAGCGCGGTAATAGCGCTCTCGGTCAAAATCCTGCTCAGCGCGGCTGTAGCTGGAGCAAAGAACAAGCCCCAACGTCATAAAAGCAAGAACGCACCGCACCGGCCATCCAGGAGTCCCTCGTCCGCATGCCCCGACGGTCATGCCTGCACCTCATCGCGATAGTTTTCCAAGCGGTTACGCTTGTCCTGGTAGATCTTCCATCACCCTTCCAAGACCTAGTCGCGCCGCGATCTATTCACGTCTTACGGACTTTGAGGATAGGCCCGCCCTGCACGGCCGGACTTGCCGATCTGGCCAAGTTCGATCTTTGGTTGATTTAGAACAAAACAAGAACTATGTCAATCTTCGTGCGGCGTAAAGACACTGGGTTGCCGATGCGTCTTGAGAACGACGATCTGCGACTTCACGCCGCCGCGGCTTTCGTGCTGTGCTGGTGTGTCGCGGACGAACTGTTGCCATGTGTTTTGACCTAGTCACTACGCGAAGGATCGGTGCGCAGATATTCCAAGATCAGTCTTGGCAATCCGCCGGGCGTCGGCGAGTTTGGATAGCGCGGATCGGAGAAGCCCGCTTCGGCCAACAGGCCCGGCAGGCCACCCGGAGTGTCCCGCGATGGCGAGGTGACAAACGAAAGCGGTGGTGCGCCGGTATCAAACACGCTCGACCGGTATCCAACAGTGCTCTGGTCGCCAGATGCGGAAGGCTGGGCAGAATTCCGTACTGGGCTCGACGGGCGTACGGGTTGTGTGCCGGAGCCATTGGAATAATTTGTATTCGACGGTGCAGCCGAAGGCGGCATGACCGGCACGATTGCGCCGGCGGCATCCACGGTCCAGTTCTCCGAGTGAGAGATGATATCCTTTATGAGTCGCCCTTCATGATAGGCGCCATGACCGACCCAACCGCCGGCGAGAGCCCCCAACGGAGCCAAAACGCCCGGCCCGGCGATTGCCCCGGGCAGGCCGCCAATTGCTGCTCCGCCCACCATGCCGGCCGTTGTCCCCAGCATCTCGCCGGATCCGACAAGACCGTCGTGCAAGACGTCATCGTAGGAAGGTGGCCGATATCGGTCCAAGTATTGGTTAGCTTCTATCTTTGCGATTTGGGCTATTAGTTTCGGAAATAGATTGGCCATGCTTGCCTCGAGGTAGAGTCTGGAGAGGCGAAATCGGGAGCAGATTTGAAAAATGAAAGAAACACCAGATCAGCCAACTCGTGGTTTCCTGAAAGCCGTACTCATATACGCTGTCTCGACCGCTTTCATATGTTGTGTTTGGTACGTCTTCTTTGGTCCAAAGGGAATCCTGATAGGACTTGCACTTTATCCAGTCATGCGCTTCGCAAACTTCTTCCACGATGTTTTTGCGCCCCGCCAGAAGAAGTAGTTGATGCATTGGCGTGACATGCGCGCCCTACATCTCGGCTTCCTTGCTTTCTGCCTCATGCACCGTGTGTTCGACAATCTTCATCGCCTCACCGGATTCCGCCACCGCCTGCGCCAGCAGCGCAAACTGATCGTCAGTGAGGTCATAATACGTCTCCCTGCTTTCCTCCTCGCGTTCCTCCCACCACACCTTGACGATGCCGACCTTCGACAGCAGCGCGTCCTTGATGAAGGAGTAGAGGATCATGAATCCGGGGTTCTGCTGCATGAAGACGTGATTGACGTAGTCGGTCTCCTGCTGCGCCGCCGCCTCGTCTTCCGGCCCGACCGGTTCGAAGCGCACGACTTCGTCGCCGCCGGCGAAGATATCCATCAGGCCCGGCATCATGCCTTCGATGGTGTCGGCGACGTCGGTCGACACGGTGCGCGAGCGGCCGTCCTGCGCCGGCATGTCCTTGCGCATATCGCCGAGATAGTAGTCCATCGCATCAGCGCGCTCTTCCATCAGTTGCGCCGCGGAGATGGCCGCGAGCGCGCCTGCCTTCTCGGCCGCAAGCATCGCCTTGAGGTCGGAGGTCGACATTTTTGGCATTGAAGAAATCCTGTCCTGGAAGAGAATGAAGCTGTAAGACCAGGTTGAAACCGCTATCCTGTAAAATCCTGTTCGGATGGGCCTGACGTTCCGCAAGCCATGACCCGAGGAGCACACGCTTGGCCAACCCTCCCGATATCGACCAGCCCGGCAAGGGGCCGGTGCCAACCTTCGAGAACCGCAACGACGTCCCGACGGTCTATTTCGATATCGCTCCGGCCTACGGTGTCACGAGCGGGATCGTGCAGGTAGAACTGGGCGCGCGCATCCTGGTGCCGCATCAGGACGACTCCGTCGATGTCAGGTTCGTTTCGTGCGGCCGGCTGCGCTGCAGCGCGGCAGCAGCCGCGCATCTCAGAAACGCGATCGATGCGTCGCTGAAGATGCTGGAGCAGCCGCAGCCCAATCCGGTTGGTGCGTCTAGACTGAATTGAGCTGGTTGAACGCGCAGTTCGCACCCCGCGCTAGCGAGGTTTCCCCTTCCAGGCAGCGGGTTTCGGATTCCAGCCCGCCCAATCTTCGCTACCTTGCCTCACCTCTTCATCCGGGAAGCCCCAAATTGGCGGCGGAAACGGGTAGTCGGGCATGGGTTGGCCGGTGAATATGCCGAGCGGCCGACCGTCGGGCGATACCGGTACACCTTGATACGGACCGAGCGGCGCACTGGCTTCGGGCGACGCGGTCCACCAGCCAAAGCGATCATCAAACGATGCTGAATCGCCGGTAGCCAGTTGGTTAGGCGGTGGAGCCTGCGTCACCCGGTTAAGAGTGGATGTCGGTACGCGGACCAGGCGCCTGATGTTTTGTTGGGGATCAGGGCCTGATATCTCCGCAGGTGACGCAGCAAAGGAGCGAGACTCGTAGAGCGGCCGCGACGACGTGGCCGATCCAGGCTCAAATTGTCCGCCGGTGCCGAAAGGAGCGGACGTGTTTGGGCCCATCAGTCTGGCATCACCGATATTGGTGCCGAGGGCGCGCAGATATTCCCGATACTCTTGAAGCAGAGCGGGCGGCGGCGGATTGGGATCGACTGGACCTTGCTGGTCAAAGAAAGCGGTTGGATTGATCGGTTGCCCATTGCGATCCTTCATTTGATAGTGAACGTGATGATCGCCCTTCTCGACGCCTCGAATCTTGACGCCGGTGTTGCCCATTGTTCCGATCAGTTGTCCAGCGACGAGCGGATCGCCCACCGATACATGCCGCGAATGGGTGTGAAGGATTTCGTGTAGGAAGCCGTTCTTATCCCTGATGGCGATCCTGCCGGCGGTGCCGGCTCCCGCGTTCTCTACAATGCCATCAACAGGTGAACGAACGCCTTGGTGACTCTGATTAAGCGCGTTCTGACCACCAAGATAGTCAAAGTCGACGCCACCATGCGGGTTCGACGACCCCTCCGGTCTGTTTGTGTCTCCGTACGGGCTGGTAATGTCTGGAACAACGCCTTTCACTGGGGGCAGCATTCTCCGCATGATATCATTCCACGACATTCCAATCTCCGTATGGTGCAAACGAAAATATCCGCGCAGCGTTGAGCCGGCGGTCGCCCCTCGCAAAACCGAATCCTATATAGAGAGAATAGCCTGTTGCTCAACCTGAAGCTGATCGAGTACGCTGTGCGGCCTGTTGCACCACGGGATTCAGAGCATGCGGTTGAAATACAAGGAACTGATCTATCGCCCGGTGGCCTGCGCGAGTCTCGTCGGTGCGGGCCTGCTCTGTTCAGCGATCACGGTATTTTCGCAAGAGGCCGCGACACCACCGACGGAGAAATGGCGTCCCAAGGACGGCGTCTACGCGAGCCCCGGCAAGGATTTCGAAAGCGATTGCAACGAGGCCCACTTCATCGTGATTGAACTGGCCGAGAAATCGGTGAGCGGGAACGAGTGGAGCTGCAAGATCAACAAACGTACGACGACGGCTGTGAATGCGATCCGGCTCGACATGACCTGCTACGACTACAATCTGGCTGAATCTCTCTATCCAAAAGATCCGAAGGCAGGGGACCGGGAGATAAAAGAGGTCATGCTGCTCAAGCGTCTCGACAACGATGCGATCTCCATTCGGAAGACGGTCAACAACAAGTTTACCGACTCTTCCTGGCGCGCCGACTATTGCGCCGAGCAGGTACAGCGAACCCACGTGGAGCGCAACGCGGAAGCAAAGCTGCAGACAGCCGAGGAGAAAATGAGGCTCAACCCGTGGCGTCCGAAGGTCGGGGTTTACGCCGCGTCAGGCACGAATTTCAGCGAGCGATGCCTGAACGGGGGTGAGGCGATCATCGACTTGAGCGAAAGATCGGTTACCAGTGGAGCCGACAAATGCAGCATTATCCAAATTCGCGATGAGCTAAGCACCGTGCAGATGTTCGTCGAGTGCAACACGCCGCCGCGTCCGGAGACCATTATCCTGCGCAAGCTTGATGATGCGACCGCGACCGTCCTCCTGCAAAAAACAAAGAACAGGAATTTCAGCGATCCCGGCGAACAACTGTCGTATTGCGGTCCGGCTACCCAAGCGATGTACGCGCAGCGAAAGAGCAAGAAATGACCCGGACGTCCAGGCTTGCGGCCTACCTCCACCCATTTTCCGCATACCGGATCGGCCGGTTGAAGCTGCCCGCCCTGCCCGGCTCCTCGTAACAAATCGCCATCAGCCCCAGCGAGTCCGCGGCATGGCTTGACCAGTCGTGCTCCGGTCCGAGGCCGATATTGCGCTCGCCGTCTTTGCGCTCGTGGTAGAAGCCGATCGCATCGCGACCGGCTTCGGTCGTCGCCTCGTTCCACCAGATTTGCGGCCCGAGGCGGCGCAGCGCCTCGATGCGCATCATCGCGGCGCCCTTGCCCTGGTTCTTCACAGGCGGCTCGACCGCAAATCCAGCCTCGCGCAGATGATCCTCATAGCGCTTGCCGGTGATGTTGTTGGCGGCGACGCCGTCGTGGGGCAGATAAAGGATCGCATTCTGGTAGCCGCGCGAACGCAGCCAGTTGACATGAAACGCCAGCACCTGGCCGGCGCTCTCATAATAGTCGAGCACGCGGATTTCGTTACCAACCCATTGCACGATCCAGATGGTGAAAGCATCGGCCGTCGCGCCGGCGCCGCCGATGTCGATGAAGGCGCGCAGCGGCAGCAGCGGATCGGCCGCGACCTTTCCGATCCTGCCCTGTGCGTTCGCTTCCAACAGCATGGTCGCGAAATACGCGCCCTCGAACGCCTTCACATAGTCTCCTTCCCAGATGTGCTCGTAGCGATCGGAATAGAGTTTTAGATCAAGCCGGCGCTCTTCCTCGAGCACGGCCGGAAACCACGGATTGTCCCGCCAGTTCGCCCTGACCACGATCGCGCCGGCCGGCCGGCGCGTACGAAGGAAATCGTCGATCGCGTCGGACTTGCGGCGCGGATTCCAGCTCGCCCACAGCTCGGAGTTCTTGGCGCGGATGGTCGGCCGCAGCAGCGCCAGGCTGCGCGCGCTCAGCGACTGCGCCTCGTCGATCCAGGCGATGCGGAAGCCTTCAAGAGACTTGATCGACTCTGCGGTGTGATCCTGCATGCCGCGGAAGATGATGACACCGTCGCCCGGCGTCTCGATCTTGTCACTGAATATCTTGAAACCCCGGCCGAGGCCGAGCGAGGCGATCTTGCTTTCGATCAGCCGCTTGCTCGATTGCGCCAGCGTCCGCTGGGCCTCGCGGATGCAGACCGCCAGCGTACCGCGCTCGGCCTGGCAAGTCTCGACCAGCAATTCACCGAAGAAGTGCGACTTGCCGGAGCCGCGCCCGCCGTAGACGCCCTTGTAGCGCGCGGGCTTGAGCAGCGGCTCGAAGGCTTTTGCGGTTGGAATTTTCAGGGTGGACAAAGGATTGACTCGAATTGCCTCTTCGGAGGTGCGTGCACAGCCTCATGGCTCCATGAACGCCTTGACCCATTGCTGGCGAAACGCCTCCAGATCGTCGAACGATGCGCCGCCGGGCCACGCGTTCGTCGGGGCCAAGGAAGCCTGGAAGCGTTCGTTGAATGTCGCGGGGGACGCGGAATCGAGCTTGGTGAAACGAACGGCACGGCCGGCGCTCCGGAATCAAACACCGTTGTGCCCGGTGTGTCTCCGATGCGCACACCGAGTCCCCGCACGGGCTTGCTTTCGACGCCTGTCCGAGGCGCCGCTCCATCAGGCGATTGCAACGATGTGGGTACGCCGGGCACGAATTGTCCGCCGCTGCCGAACGGCCCGGACGCATTGGCGCCCATCGGCGAAGGATCGAAAAGGCCGTCGCTGGGGTCAGGCGGTTGGGGCGGCAACAGACTGCTCGGAGGAGAGACAGGATGGTTCCGGGAGGTTACCGGATCATCGCCGTAAAGCTTCTCCCAATAGGCACGATCTGATTCATAGATGCGATCAACGTATGCTTCCGGCTTGTTCAGCCCATCAATCAAAAGACTGGCGATCCCCTCTCCTGTTTGCCTTACCGCTTGTTTCGCTGCTTGTCTCTGTATCTCCCTCATAAGTTGTTCAAGAAATAGCTGCCACATCGACAATCTCTATCATCTCACATCAAAACGCCCAGCGAAGCCGGACCGCCTTCCGAATGAATCAGAAATGCGAAAATGTGCGACTTCGCAAGCACCGCTCAAATGCACGATCTTCGCGATCAGGCTCGCCTAAAGCGAACAGCCCCGCATGCCGTGGCACCATCAATGCCACCGCATTCAGTGAAGCCACAACGAAAGTCGGAGGGCCGTGCTCGCATCAGAAAAAGTGCAAGACCAGCGCAAGACAGATGAAACAGACGGCGAGCCCAATCATACCGGCGATAGTTGATTCGACTTCTATCTGCCAATTCTCGCTTCGCCTGCAATAGAACCAATTGAATTCATTGGGCGGGACATCCATAGGTGCGGCGCGCACGCCCCCAAATGAGGCGATTTGCATCACAAGCCCTCCAACGCGCAGGACAAATCGTCCAACCGAGCTCAGCAATTCGAGGAAGATCACTTCGAGGATCACTCGAAGGATAGAAACCAGGAAATCAATGACCATGGCACGGAACGAAAGGATCACGCCGCCCGAGTAAGGATCACCGACAGACCCGGCGGGCAAATCCGTCAGCGAGCGCGCAACGAGAGTCGACCATGGGCCGCAGCAGCAGCAAAATCAAGAACCCGTGACGCTCTCGATCAGCCGTTTGCTCGATTTGCGTCAGCGTCCGCTGCGCCTAGCGAATGCAGACGGCGAGCGAACCGCGTTTGGCCTGGCAAGTCTTGACCACCAGCTCTCCGAAGAAGTGCGACTTGCCGGACCCGCGCCCGCCGTAGACGCCCACACTCATGCGACAAAATCAGTGGATGAAAAGCAGAACTATCGCAAGCCCGATACAACAGATCACCAGTCCGATCCCGCAGGCGCTCCTCAATTCTGCGCGTTACCACTGGGTCCGAAATAGGCTCATATTCCGCGGCTCGATTGCAAGACATGAACGCATCGGCGCCTGATGTAGTTGCCGCAAGCATCAGCGCGAGGAAGATGACGCGAAGATAGCGAAGCGGCGGAGAGACGAGCTTCAAAGAGACCTCCTCAACCACAAATTAAGCCCTTTGCCGCTATAGAATAAAACAGGGAACTTCATCAATCGCCCGCGCCGACGCGCTCGCGATCCAATGCCCGCTCCGACGCATCCTCCGGATGCACGATCACGCGCTCGATCCGGTGAATCATCTTGAGTCCATCGTCGCTGCTTTGCAGCGGCTGCGCCACCTTGCCCCAGCCGCGGTCGAGGATGGAGTTGGCGGCCGACACGCGCGCGGCAGGCGTTGCATCCTTGGAACGCATGATGCCAGCCAGCACGTTGATCGCGGTCCTGGTGTGGCTCCGTGCAATGGAGCGGATTTCTGTCAGTGTCTTGGCTCTGCTCACTCGAGGCATTCCCAGATAGCGATGGCGAGGAGTCCAGCGAGCGCGAGCGCGATGAGATAGGCGGTCACGAGCAGCTCCTGGAAGGAAGAAAGTGGCGGCAGATCGAATGCGCGATCTTTCCGGCGCGAACCGTATCCCTCAACCGGAGGGGCCGCGTGCGGCCGAGGCATCGCCTCGCCGCGGGGGCCGGCGCGTTCGCGCGCGCCAGCCAACAAGGTGGTGATCAGGGTTCGGACGGCGACGCGCTCCCGACGCAGGCAGGACAAAAGGGATGTGGCGTCGTGACGTGCGGCCGCCGTCCGATCGGTGAATGACGGCAAACAAAAAAGCCCGCCGCGGAGGCTTCCGCGCGGGCTCTCGATAATTCTTGCGATGATGGCGCTATGCCACTGATTTGCCCGACGGGTCAAGCGTCAATTTCGATATTTTCGAAATTGTTTTGCGGACAAATCAACCAAGCGTGACGAGTCCTTGTGCTATCTCCTGCCTCTGGGCGCAAGCAACTGCAAAAGCCAGTCTTCATCGCCGGACCCAGCCTGCTCCGGAAAGCCGAAGATCGGCGGTTGGACCGGGTGGAAGGACATCGGTTTCGACGCAATAACCCGATTCTTGAAATCCTTCAGATCGCGGATCGTCTCCTGCAATGGCTTCCGCGTTCCTGCGTCCCAGTAAGACCCAGGACCATTCAAGTAGTGATCGATGACGCCGTTTGCGCGGACCAACATTTCGGACCTGTCCGCCTCTGTGATTTCAGTGGCCGTCGAATTGGGCGGCGGCAAGGGTCTTCGTTCGATTTTTTCCATTCTGATTCCACGTATCCCTTTCTAGTCGTCTGCGTGGATCACGGCGGGGAGAAAATCTCAGATAGAGGATGCCGGCACGTTCGTTTTCAACGAACAGGCCGCCCCTCGGTCGACTTCCCCGAAAAAATGGCACACGAGACAATGGCTTGCGTCGATCTACGAACACCGCGTCTGCTGCACCCCGGAAATAACAGCAGCCTTCATCGTTGCCGGACAACTGGATACGAGCGTGTTCGATATTGTCGAGGGGCACGCTTACGCTGATCCTCAATCCCAGTGATTCCATCCTTGCGTGGCATATCTGATCAAACAGACAGGTGAGCGAACCGGCATCTCTGCCGGCAACGCTGTCAACGCCGAAATCAACGCTATAATCCGCTGCCGACACAGATGTGCCGGAGATGAGCGCTCCAAGTATCCCTGCTAAGAAAATGACGCGGAGATTGCCGATCAGCTTAGGCTGCGACGAGCGTTTCAAATGGACCCCGCGCCCATAAAAATTATGTCCGCCTGTAGGCATAGAACAAAATGGGAACTGCGTCAATCGTCCGCACTGTCTGCGCCGCTCCCGACGCAGGGAGAACAAGGGAGAATGTGGCGTCGTGACGTGCGGCCGCCGTCCGATCGGTAAATGACGGCAAACAAAAAGCCCGCCGCGGAGGCTTCCGCGCGGGCTCATCGATAGTTCTTGCGATGATGGTGCTATGCCAGTGATTTGCCCGACGGGTCAAGCGGAGATTTCGATATTTACGAAATTATTTGCAGGGCAAACAGGTCGCCGTACCGGGTAGCGGCGTTGTCATCTCCCGCGCCTGGGCGCAAGCAACTGCAAAAGCCAGTCTTCGTCGCCCGGCGCTGCCGCCTGACGTCAAATGGTTCACTAGCCAGATTGGATCCTTTCAGCCGGCCGCGAGCACGCCGCCATCGCGCCGCTTAATTCCCTTGGATTACTGTCGCACGCCACATTGGGGCGGCAACAGGATGTAAAGCCCCTTTGTCCCGTCCTGGCCAAAGCGCACGACTGTCGCAATGTCGGTGTCCGTGGTCAGGGCTTGCACTTGTCGGCAGAAATCCCGATAGCTTGCTCCGTCCACCTTCGTGACGAAGAAAAAAGCCCAGTCTTCATCGTTCAACATCGTGTAGGTGTCGCAAAGTGTCTCTGCGATTGCGTCACCGGCGCTGCCTTCTCCAAGCTGAGCCGCTCCGGTCGTATTGCATGCAAGGCGTCTCCCGATCTCCTCGACGAGACCGTCAGGATATAGTTTCACCAGAATGAGCGCGGGAATTCCAAACCGTTCGCCTTCTTCGAATGAGTGCACGCCAGCCGGGGCCCTTGGAGATTCCAGCGAAGGGACTAGCCGTAGCACCATTGGGTCAGGCACAGGAAGACCAAGAGCCTCGAGGAGCTTACGTTCTCCGGCGAAGTCGATCAGCCTGCTTTCGCGACTGCGGCGCAACCACAGCTCAAATTCGTTCAAAGAGACTTCATGGACGTCGTTCGGCCCAATCGAGTAGATTTGATGGAGTGGAGATCCTCTTTGGTAAACTGTCCGCAATGCCGAATGAACCAATCCAAACCCGTCGAACGGCCAGATACTTGGATTTGGCTTGTGCCATCTTGCAACGAATTCAGCCACTCTCTTGCGAGCCGACAGGAAATCCGGCTCGCTGATGGTTTGCAGCAAGAAAAGGTGCACTGCGGCGCGAAGGCAGTTCATGCGCTGGCCCGGATTGGGATGACCGGCCTGAACCGAGAAAACTCCGAATTCACCCTGCGGGACCATTCTCCAAGCGCAGGGCTTCATCCCGGGGACCTGCCAGGTGCTGAGCCATAGCAATTCTCTTAGAATTTCCTGATATAGATATTGCTCCCGAATAGGTGGTGCTCCCGTGGGCGTCTTCATGTACAGCGCAATTGCACTGCGTTCGAGCTCGGGTGACCAGCTCTCGCCAGCGACGGCGGATGTTGTTGCGGCAAGGCTCAACGCGAGGAACATCACGCGCGGATAGCGAGCCAGTTGCAGCAGCGAGGCGCACTTCAAATAGACCTCCTCAACCACAAATTATGTCGCGCCACTTTGGAACAAACCGCGAACGCAGTCAATCACGCGTGCTGGGCACGAGCTCGCTTTCGCCGGTCCACACTTTGTCGAGCCGTTGAGGGTTAAGCTCGGACGGCGGCTCGCTCCCGACGCGCAAGCAGAACGAGGAGATGACGCGTCGTGACGTGCGGCCGCCATCCGATTGGTGAAATAACGACGAACAAAAAGCCCGCCGCGGAGGCTTCCGCGCGGGCTCTTTCAGATTTTTTGCGATGATGGCGCTACGCCAGTGATTTGCCCGACGGGTCAAGCGATAATTTCGATATTTCGAAATTGTTTGCGGGGCAAGCCGGATGACCGTGCAGGCCGCCGGCATCACTATCTCCCGCGCCTGGGCGCAAGCAACTGCAAAAGCCAGTCTTCGTCGCCCGCCGCTGCCGCCTCCGGAAAGAAGATTGGCGGCGGAAATGGATAGTTCGGCATCGGCTTGCCGCTGAAGATGCCAAGCGGTCTGTTGTCTTCCGCGGGCGGCGCGGCTCGACGCGGACCGAGTGGAGCGATCGCTCCATCAGAATCTATCCAGTTCGCAAAGCGATCGTTGAACGTCGCGGGACGGCCGGGTGCGACAGCTTGCGGGATCGGAAAAGCAGTATCTGAACGCTCCACGTCCGGCGCAGACGGATTCGGTGCTGCGCCAATCCGTTGCGACAGGTATCGTACGGGCGGCTCATTATCCGCTCCGCTTGCCGGCACCGCTTCTGGCGGTTGCCCATTCGCAAGATACCGTGAACCAAGGCTAGAATTGGAATTTGAACGCGATGGAGCGCCTTGGCCCAACCCGTGGTAACCTCTCGAACCGTCTAGGAAGAGCACGCCGTCGCGAGCACCGTCGCCCCGCGGATGCTGCACCGTACAACCTTGAATCTCGTTGACAGGAATTCTCGTAGCCGGATAGTCGGCATTGTTTAGTCCAAGCAAACCAAGGTCAGCGGCCACTTGGCCGGCTTGGCGTCGCACTCACATGCCTTCATCATCCCTCTCCAGCGGGTCAATCACGCCTCGCCGTCGATACTCTGGTGGAACAACCGCGTGTCCCAATTCATGCGCAACCAACCGTAGCTTGACGTCCTTCGACGCCCCAGCTTGCTGTAACATTGGCGTTTATCCGTATTTTCCGTGTGGTGGAGTCGATTCTCGTTGAATCGGCTATATTGCTTGGCAGCAGGTTTGGGCCCATCTCAATTTCAATCGTCGTATATCCCGCAGCTAGCGCAGCCGCTTCCAAGGCCCGAAACGAACTGGATTTCTGTCGCAACAGTTGAATTTCGTTGGCAAGCAGTTCCTTGTTCACGCCACTGAATTTGTAATTGAGGTCAGCCATAATGTATCGCTACTCTGTTTTCCGTACAGATATCGGGAAGAAATGCGTTGAGGTGACCTTCACTTGCAGCAAGGTCTCTTTGCACGAAAATTCGAAGCCCCAAAAATTCGATCCGTCGGGATTGAAGAAATGAGCATACCCGCCGCTCTTGAACTGACATTCGGTTATGAGCGGCGCGTTCGGCATCTCGGACGAAAACAGCACGAAATAGCAACTACCTTCGCGAGAGCCTTGTCCCTCCGAGATCCGGAAAAGATCTACGGCGCCAATGGCAATTCCGTTCACCTCGAAGTGGAGGTAGCTGATCTTCCAGCCTGAAAATCGATAGGTAGTAACAATTTTCTGTAGATGGTCGAAGTAACGCCCACTCTCATACGGCGCCCATTGGTCCCGATCCCGTTCATAACCATAGTCCGGAACTTGGCAAAGGCCTGAGCCAGCAGAAACAACGGCAAGCATCCATCCCAAGGATGCCGCAGCAACCAGCCTTCCCAATTTGACGCGAAGCGCCCAAATGATCGTAAGGCCCGACATCGTTTCTCTCCGTTTTATGGTGGAACGTACCACATCAGGGATCAACGTTCGTCAGCGATGTTGAGGTCACACGCATGCGGCCACGGGAATTTTCAAGGCAGTGGGCGGCAGGTCGTTTCGCTCGATCGTTTCCGGCGCGAACCGTATCCCTCAACCGGAGGGGCCGCGTGCGGCCGAGGCATCGCCTCGCCGCAGGGCCGGCGCGTTCGCGCACGCCGACCAACAAGGTGGTGATCAGGGCTCGGACGGCGACGCGCTCCCGACGCAGGCAGGACAAGGGAGGATGTGGCGTCGTGACGTGCGGCCGCCGTCCGATTGGTGAATGACGGCAAACAAAAAGCCCGCCGCGGAGGCTTCCGCGCGGGCTCTTTCAGATTTCTTGCAATGATGGCGCTATGCCAGTGATTTGCCCGACGGGTCAATCGCTAATTTCGATATTTGCGAAATTCAATCTCGCGACCGGACCCGCCGGAGACCTGGATGCGGTTGGCTCCAGCGGTTTAAGCGTTGCGAATTCGTAAACGAATTGCGCGCAAACTTAGATGGCGGCTTTGACGAATGGAAACAGCCTTCCGCTAGTGTCGAGCCAAAGAGAAGGTCCGCCGCCGGTCTTTCGGTGCGAACCATGCAATCTTCG